GGTGCTATAGCTTGACGGAATAGTTCCACCGGTAGCTGGCGCCGGAAATTAGCGTTGCGCCGGTGATTTCCACCAGCCCCATGCTGACGCTGTTGCCTTCCATGCGGCGCGTATTTGCCCAGGCAATGGCATCGGCACCGGCCTGGTCCCGGATTACATCGCCAGCCCGTTGCATATCCTGCATGACGGGCCGCGTAAGACCGCCGTATACGCTCTGCGTGAATTTGGGGCGCTGGTAGCTCACGGAATTGCGGTCGGCTTTGGACTAGTCAGCTCGCCCAGCTCAGCGGTGGGGATAATGTCCGCAAAGGCCGATTTATTCGGGTACCGCTGGAACCAAATCACTTTGTCAGTCTGCAGAATCTGCTGCCCGGCAATGGTTGTGCCTGGTACCAGCACCGGCTCGCCGGTCGGGTTGGGCGCAGCCACCTGCTCGCAATGCAGCCATTGGTCGAACAGAAACGTATGTTCGATTCGGTAGTAGTTGTCAACCGGCGCCGCCTGGAAGCCACGGTAAAGCAGGTATCCAACGCCAGCGCCCAGGAACGTAGCGCTGTTGCGCTGGTTTACTTTGGCGGTATAGGTAGACCACGGCGGTTCGGCAGCCGGTGAGCCGCTCGGCAGCGTGCGGTCCCAATAGATTTCTACGCTTATCACCTGCTGCTGAACGTCATAGGTGCGCGGCTTGCCGTTAACGTCGATCGCGGTGCCGCCCATGTCGGCGCTGCTGGCGCCCCAAACCGCATCGCCATTGCTGGGCAGCGTGGTGCCAGCCCGGTAGTAGGCGGCCTGGCGCAAGCTGGTGCCGCGCGTGACGTTGCAGAAAACCCCGGCGCCGTTCTTGTATTCGCCGCGCGTGGAATAGGTAACGGTCACCATCCATGCGTGCGTGCGCTCCACCATCGGCTGCACGGTCACGCTGCGGGAAACCAGCGTCTTAAGCAAAGAATCCGTGCCATAGATTGCGGACGGCGCGCGCTCGCGCACGCCGGGAATGTAGGAGAGCAACGCAGCTTCGCCGGGATACGTTGCGCTCGTGCCGTCTGGTACCCAATCGACAATGTAGACAGCGGTGATGGTGGCTTCGCCGGGCGGCGAATCAATCGACCAGCTGCGGCTCGTCTTGAATTCGTTGACCGTAAATCCCATTAGTTGCCCTTCAGGATCTTCGTTTGCTTCTGCAGCTCAATGAGCGCCGGATCGTATGGCATCCCGCGCGTGCTTCCGCCGCTGGCAAGCTCGCCGCCCAGCTCGGTGAAGCTGCGGAACGGGAAGCCCAGGCCAAATGCCCTATCGGCGGTGGACGGCGGCGGCTCGGCTGGCATTTGTCCAGCCAAGCCCATTGCAGCTGCGCGCACCACGTTGCCAGGCACCTGCATCACGCGGCTGAAATCGCTCTTCAGGCTGCCGTAGAAAGCGCGCGTAGCCTCCAGACTTGCCGCATTGCGCTCATTGAATTCGGCTTCTTTCTTGACCGACTCGGCTTTCCGGTTGGCCTCGGTGGCGCTGGACATAGCGGCGCTCTTGCCAATCCTGCGCTCCGATTCCAGCTGCGCCATTTGCAGCCGCATTGCCGCCGTCATGCCCTCGGTGGAAAACTGCTTGCCAAGCTCGTTAGCGCGCTCCAGCTCGGCGTTGAATTGTTCCCATCCCTTTTTAAGAAAGGTAATGCCAAGCTTTAGCGGGTTAATTCGCTTATATGCGTTTGCGAGCGCCTGGTCGGTGGCGCTTCCGCCTTTCTTGGCGGCGGCATTGAGCTTATCGATTTCCTTCGATGCGGCAGCCACGCCCTTGACCACGCCGGAAGGGTCTAGCACCGCCTGGATGACGGCCTTTAGCGAACGGTCAGCCATGACGGAAACCCTCGGCAAATTCGTGCAGCCCGGCGCGCACCCAGGGCAGCAGCTCGTGGGGGCGCTTATGCGTCATCGCGCACGCGATTACGGTCAGCAGATACTCGCACCGCTCGCCGGTGGTCATTTCAGCCGATGCCAAGGCCAGGGGCATGGTCATGCGCTGCTCGGGGCTTGCGATTCGGAACAGCCGCCGCTCGGCGGCGCCGTAGGGCGTGGCCGGTTGACTTCCTCCAACAGCGCCGCTGCAAGCTCGCCGCTGATATTGGCAATGTCGGCTGCATTGACCAGGAACGGCGAACCGTCCGGGCAGGTGATGCAGCCGACCCACCAGTACGGGTTGCCCTGGGAGCGCTGGTAATCGCCCATAGTGGGCTCGCGGAATACCAGCGGCCCGATGCCGCTGATTTCCACGGTCCGCACCCTGGGCAGCAGCTTTGCCAGGTCAACCGGCATCAGGCTTCCTCCATTGCCAGCGACCACATAGCCGGGCCTGTGCCGTCATCGGACCGCGTGGCGCTAGTCAGGTGGCCGGTGATGGTGTAGGTAACGGGCGTGCCGCCGGAATCCGTGTAGGAAAGCACCACCGACCGGTTAAGCGCGTTTGCCAAGCTGGTCGGATACATATGCTCGCGGACAACGTTGTCGGTGCTGCCGTCATTCGCCATCATGTCGAACGTAACCGTTCGGCGCACGCGGCCAGGCTTGCGCTTCTCGATGTAGTCCGACAGCTGCGTAACGTCCAGCGTCGACCGCTCGTAGCTGATCGTGACGTTCCGAACCGGAACGGTGACTGCGCCAGCTGCGTTGAAATTGAGCGTGAGCGTGCCGCCGAAACCTGCAATGAGCGCCATAGTTAGTCCTCGGTAATGAGCATGGAAAGCGTGACGGTGCCGATGCGCTCGGCATCGTGCTTTCCGTCATCGGGGGTATCAGTCGTGAATCCGATGGTAAATCCGGTCAGGATGATGGAAATGTCGTTGGTCGTATCGACAACCTTGCCGCCGATGAACAGGTCGACAATCTCGTCCGCCATTGCGGTGACCAGGGCAACGGTGTCGGCAACGCACGCCACCTCTACGGTGACGTTCCAAACCGACTTCTTCAGCACGCCCGGCTGCGGGATTGCCATATCCGCGCTGGTGATTTCATAAACCATCACGGGCGTTTCCTGCGTGGCAACGCGCAGCCCGTTGCATACCGGGTAGCCGGTTTGCGTCTGCTCCAGCACCCATTGGATTGCCTTGCTCAAGTTAACGAGCGGCATTGGTGCCTTTCTTCAGCGCGTCTGCGGCGAACTGCAGCACCAAATCCACCATTTCGGAGAGCGCGCCTGGCAGGGCGCCGTCAGCCCAGCTGCGGGAAATGCGCCGCCCTTGAATATGCCGACCGCTGGCGTAATGCTCAAACCCGTTTTCCAGCAGGTGCCAAACTTTCTGCCGACCCTTCGCAGCTTCGCCGCCCTTGCGCCCGTAGCGCACGCCCAGGCGAATGCGGATTGGCGCGCCAAGCCCGGCGCCCTGGCGGCGAACGTCAAACTGGGTGGCCTGGGCAATCGCCAGCCGGTGCTTTGCGCTCGGGCCTCGGAAATCGGCGGTCAGCCAGCGGCGGCCCAATTCACCTGCCAGCGGCTTAAATACGCGGCGCGCGGCTTTCTTCTGCACGTTCTCGGCAACGCGAGCTGGAAGCGCGCCCAGCGCCGTCTTGACTTCCTGCGCCTTCAGCGTGAGTTTGAGCTGCGTAATGGTCATGGCATGACCTCGGTCGCTTCGATTTCAAACCGGCGGCGGCGCTGGTCCCGGTCGGTGGAGCTGCGGATGGCAAACGTGCGGGGCGTGCCATAGTCGGTCCAAATCAACCGGCTGCGCGCGGTCAGCTCCGGGTGCCAGCTCGCCAGGATGCGCCAATCGGTCCGCACCGCCACGCCCCGATCATCGATGACCTCGGTGGTATTGGCTTGCTCAACGTGGCAATGCACCACGCCGACCGTGACCCACGCCTCGGAAGCCTGGCCGTACAGGTCCACCGTCCGGACGGGGTTTTGCACCTCCATCGGAATCCGGAGCATCCCGGTTGGAACGTGGCCAGCCACTTATCCGATGCCCTTCCCGATCATGCTGCAGATGCGATCCCAATACGCTCCTGGCAGCGTCTGCGTATCGTCGCCGCGCGACGCCTCCAGCTGGATCGTGCGCTGCAGCAGCGCCATTTCAAGCAGCGGGTTTAGCGTATTGCTACCGGCGCTGACCGTGATGGTGAGCGGGTAAGTAAGCGCGTCAGGAAACTTGGCGTATTTGATGCCGTTGATAGTCACCAGCGTCAGCGACTGCGTAGCGCTGGCGGAATCAACGTAGGTAGCCGCCGTAGCCGGTTGGCGCTCCAGGCGCAGCAACCGCTCAACGTTGTCAGGCTCGGCGGCAACGTACTGCGTGCGCGTGACGGGATCCGTGCACCAGCCGGTGCGCATCTCCAGCTCGCGCTGCGCCGCCTCCCAGGCAATCTGCAGCGCCGGGTCGTCCAGCTGATGCCCCTTGCGGCTCCAGGCGCGAACCTTTGCGATATCGATTGCCATTGGTTCCCCCTGGCAGCGGGGGCGGGGTAGTCGAAACTACCCCGCCCCGCCAGGATGAGAGGACGGATCAGGCGTTAGTAACCTGCAGCTGCACCATCGCCTTTGCGCGGGTCACCTTGCTGTTGGCGAAAGCCATGCCGTAGAAACGCACCCGGGCGCTGGTCGCCTGGCTGATTTCGTCGCGCATCATGCTCATGCCGCCCCATTCGCGGATGCTGAAGGCATCGCGGATGTTGCCCAGGACCGCGACAACGTTCTTACCGGTGGTGCCGGTGGCAACGTGCGCGGGGAGGTATTCCGTCACGTAGACCGGAAGGCCCATGAGCGTAAATCCGGCGCCAGCCTGGCCGACCGCATCGGCGCTGGGGATAAAGAGCGGAACGTTGTTGACCGTCAGAGCAGCAATGGCCGCGTAGACGTCCTGCGGGAAGATCCACGCCGCCGATCCCCAGTAAGCAGCCGGGAGCTTGCTGTAGCGCATATCGCGCAGGTTGGCGAGCGTGGCCTGGGCAACGGCGAGAGCGCGGGTAGTACCGGTGCTGGTGGCCGCCTGGATATTAACGTTCGCGTCAACCTTGAAAATCCCGGTCGGGCCGTTGGTAGTGCCAGGCGTGCTGGTGCTGTTGCTTACGCCCGGGCCGCCAACGTAACCCCATTCAAGGTTCTTGGCGAGCTGGCGCTGCAGGTTGTCCATGACTTCGGCCTCCAGGTCGAAATCAGACTGCACGATGCTCTGCTTGGAAACCTGCGTATAGGGAAGGCACGCAATCGGATCCAGCGGGACCTCGGCAAAGCCCGGATCAATGGAAACCGCAGCGGTGGTGCTCGTCTGATCGTTGACCGCCCAGGCGCCGGTGTAGCCAGCCGTTTCCAGCGTGTTGTAGCGCAGGACCTGGTATCCCTTCACGCCGGTGCGCAGGTCGGCAAGGTTGCGGACCACGGTGTTTGCATCCAGGTACTTCAGGATTCCGTCCTGGTAGATCTTCGGGATCAGCACGCCGCTGGAGCTGCCGGTGGTGATCTCGCGGCTTTCCGGGGCGCGACCGCCACGGCACCAGCCCAGGAACTGGTCCCGATACTCGGTGGTGCCGATCCAATCGGTGTTGCGCTCGCGGCTCTCGTTGACCGTCTTCTCCATCGCGGAGTAAGACGCAAACCGCTCGCGGAGCTGCGCGGCGCGAATCTCGCCGTCCAGCTTCGTCAGCTCGTTCGCAACCTCATGTCCGCGAGCTTCCTGCTCAACGGTCATCTCGGAAGCAGCCAGGATCGAATCACGCTCGGCCAGCAGCGCCTTACGGCGCTCATGCATTTCGGAAACCTTCATCGGATAGACCTCAACCGCAGGATGAGCCGGGGATCCGGCGACTTGGTACGTGCCTCGGCGCTCGTCTGCGGATACGCAGCACCACCGGCTTCAATGATCGAAATTTCGCGCAGCTCAACGTTGCGCAGCGTGCGCTCGTTGCCGTTCCAATCGTCC